GAAGTTTTAAAAACATTAACAGAATTAGTTATTAATGTTTTAAATAAAAGAGTATCGAATGATGAACTAAATAATGTATTAACAAATCTTTAAAATTAAAATTATAATTACTTTTTATTTAATTTACTTAATTAGAGTAAGCTAAACCACCCATACCCGACATGATACGAAGGACATTGTAGTTGACAGCGTAAACATTTAAAGCAGCAGCACTTGTGTTAACTAACTGCGCATTATCAATACGGGAGAAGTTGCAAGTTCCTGATGGTTGGTGTTCTTCAGGTTTAAGGGCGAATGAATATACCGCAATAGTGTCTTTTGCCTGTGAACAACCATATCCTGTGTGGTGCTGCCATACTTGAGCTCTTGTGAAGTATTTAAAATCACGTGCTGCCATACGATCATGACCATTAAGTTTTAGATTATACTTACCAGTACTAATAGCATCTCTATCATAAAGAACATTAGCCTCAGTATTCTCAAAAGCAGTACCGTTAACACCTGACCAAATTAATTCTTTAACTGGATGATTAAAGTTAAGGTTCATTGAGGTACTAGAAGCTTTACTTTCATATTGTACCTGTTCTATTAAATATTCGTGCGATACCTGAGCAAAACGCCGTCTTTCATCAGTATCAAGGTAGATATAATCAGCCCATAGATTGAAACCCTTAGATGAAACATTCGAACTGGTACCTTTAGCCTCTGTACCAGCACCAAAGTTGATGCCAGTGTCATTTACGATTAAGTTACCTATATCTTCAAATGTTATTTTAACTTTAACTTCGTGATATTGTAGAGCAATTAAAGGCAATGCAAGTCCAGGATTACGGCAAAACCAGAAATATAGTGGAATAAATAATTTTGCAGATGCGACATCCTTAGTGGTATTATCATCAGCACTCTTGGTTGTAAATCCATTAGACTGTAATGTATTAGTGATGCCTGCCTCATCAGTAGAATTTCCTGTACCATTTCCACTCATATTGTTAAATAAGGTTTTCTGGGAACCCATTGGATTAAATTCAGTTAATTGAGACCATACAGAGTGCCAGTGACCATAGTGCTTGTCGATTTTTTGACCACCGATTTCTAATTCACATTCCTTCATTAAGTGACTACCATAATCACATCTAATACCTAATGAATCGTCATTTCCTGAGGCTACAAAACTAGCATCGTGTTCTAAGTACATTTTGTGAACTAAATCTCCATTTCTTGAAATAGTAACAGAAACGGAACCGCCAAAATCAGCTGTACCGTTCATGGTCTGCTGAATGGATTCCATCGCGAAGTTAGTGTGTCTTCTGTAGACAACTTTAAAGAAAGTTATCTGTGGGTTACCTGTAAGGTAAATATCTTGTGCGCCATAAGCTACTAATTGCATTAATCCTCCTCCCATTTTATTTTATACTATATAAGCAAGAAAAAAATTTTGATTTTTTTCCTTTAAAAAACAATTTAAATTAAATTTACTTTATTATTAAATTTACTTAGTTAGAGTAAGCGAGACCACCCATACCAGACATGATGCGGAGGACATTGTAGTTAACAGCGTAAACATTTAATCCACCAGTTAATACTGCTGTTGATCCACTTCTGTTTAATTGTGCGCTATCAATTCTTGAGAAGTTGCAAGTGCCAGATGGTTGGTGTTCTTCAGGTTTGATAGCGAATGAGTATACAGCAATTGTATCCTTGGATTGTACCCCACCACCTACTCCACTCGCCGCACCCTGGATTAACTGCGCAACGACACAGTTCGGCACGGTGCCTGTTAACGTCTTGGCGACTGTGAGCAGTGGCACGTCACCAACGTTGTTGACGCCATCGAATGTGACAGTATACGGGAAACCATTGTTTGCGGGCGAACCACGTGTGACGGTGGCGCCGGTAATCGACGCGAGTGCGTTCAGGGCGCTGGCCATGGTACTCGCCGATGCGGCATCAACGCCTGCAGTGGTCTGCGCAATGGTGACGACAGGTGTGCTCCCAGTCAGATCCGTCGTCGTCTTCGTTAACAGAGAAAGATTACCATTATTGATAAGTCCATCGAATGTGACAGTGTATGGGAAACCATTGTTCACAGGCGATCCGCGTGTGACGGTGGTGGTGCCTATCGACGAGAGTGCGTTCAGGGCGCTGGCCATATCGTCCCCCGATGCGGCGGCAACACCCGTAGTGGACACGGCTATTACGGCAGTAGGACCGGTCCCACCCAGAGACGTAGTGTCAAGCGTTAACAGAGAAAGAGGACCATTATTGATAAGTCCATCGAAGGTTATAGTGTATATATATCCGTTGTACTGCAGCGAACTTCTGGTAACAGATGCATTAGATATACCGGATATGCTATTGATTGCGGCCGTCATGTCCATGGCTGTGGCTACGGGTGATACGGTCGTGGAATAACTACCGTAAGTGATGCCAAGAGTTCCACCCAAGTCCGCAGCCGACGCTGTCGTAGTTAAAGTCTGTACCTCCTTGACACCAGTGGTCAATGCTGTGGTGGTCTGTGCACCGTAGGTGAGCGTGAACGTACCACCAAGGTCATTGGCAGACGCGCTAGTCTTTACTGTCTGTACCTCCCTGGTACCAGTGGCCAACGCTGCTGTGGTATTTCCACCGAGGGTGAGCGTATACGTACCAGCAAGATCGTTGGCATTCGCGCTCGTCGTTACGGTCTGTACATCCTTCGTAAAGGTACCATTTTGTCCTATATATCCACCATATCCTGTATGATGTTGCCAAACTTGAGTTCTAGTAAAATATTTTGAATCACGCGGAGCAAACCGATCATTGCCATTTAATTTTAATTTAAAATTACCCTCTAAGGATAAAGGGGATGTCACATAATGTGTATTATTTTGACTTAATTTAGATGTAGGGATAGGTTGATTTATATTTGACCATATTAATTCTTTAACTGGATGATTAAAGTTAATATCTTTATTAAAATTACGTGAATCTGAAATTGTGGAATGTTGAACTTGTTCTATTAAATATTCGTGAGATACTTGAGCGAATCTTCTACGTTCATCTGTATCAAGATAGATGTAATCACACCATAAATTAAATGTCGAACCATTATTATTTGTACTAGTGGCTACAGATGTATCAGTCCCACTAGTAAAATCACCATTACCATCAATAATGGCAAGTTTACCTATATCTTCAAAGGTTATTTTTACAGTGACTTCATGGTATTGTAGTGCAATTAATGGTAATGCTAGTCCAGGATTACGACAGAACCATAAATATAAAGGTATCCAAAATTTCCCCTCTAATGTCTGAGCACCACTAATCGTACCCATAGTCCAACCACCAATTAACGTTGTTTCGGATGAATTTCTCCCTTCACCATTGCCACTCATTTTGTTAAATAAAGTCGAATTAGAACCTGTTGGATTAAATTCAGTTAACTGTGACCAAACTTCATGCCAGTGACCATAGTGCTTGTCAATTTTTTGACCACCAATTTCTAATACATATTCTTTCATTAAACGACTTCCATAACTAGAAACAACGCCAACCTCATCGTCCGAAGCAGGTGATTTTAATTTAGCATCGTGTTCTAAGTACATTCTGTTAACTAAATCACCATTTCTTGAAATAATAACCGAAACGGAACTACCAAAATCAGCAGTTCCATTCATGGTCTGTTCAATCGCTTCTATAGCGAAGTTGGTGTGTCTTCTGTAGACAACTTTAAAGAAAGTGATCTGCGGGTTACCTGTAAGGTAAATATCTTGCGCGCCATAAGCTACTAATTGCATTAATCCTCCTCCCATTTTATTTATACTATATAAGCAAGAAAAAAATAAGAATATTACGAATTAATTTACTCAGCAGATATCTGGATATCCATTCTTAAAGGTACCCTTAAACAAGTGATTGTGTTCATGATCCCATAGTTCACCATATCCGTGAAACAGGTTTCTCTTAAACAGACCTTTGTATGTACCACTAGTCCATTCGTAAGTATCATGATAGGAATCAATATTCAGGTTATTGACATTGATAGAGTCACAGTAACTAGCATTTCGGTGAAATTTACTCATAATATTCTTAATGTACAACCCACCACCAATTCCAAGAGACCCCGCTGCTAATTTACTTACCTTAAGAAGTGGTCCAACATTTACAAACAATCCTAAAGTCCCAACCA